TGATGCGCCTGCGGTTGCCGCATACATCGACACCCGCTTGCGTGACGGCCTGGCCCAGCGTGTTGACCGTCAACTGCTGCTGGGTAACGGCACCACGCCACAGCTGTCCGGATTGACTAACGCGGGCAACTTCGTCGCGTTCACCGCTACCAGTGGCGCCAACTTGGTCGAGTCGATCAACAAGGCCAAGTACAACCGCTGGGCTGTGGGTGAAGTGGTCGATACCGTCATCGTTAACCCGGCTGACTGGGCTGCGATGGAAGTTCTGCGCGAAGGCGCAGGGTCCGGCGCCTATCTCTATGGCGCCCCCGGCACCGTAGCGGGTGGCCAGCCGTTCGGCGTCAGCGTGGTTATGTCGCCCTTCATGCCTGCCGGCAGCTTCTTGATTGGCTCGCTGCGTACCTCGGCAATCATCTATCAGCGTCAAGGCGCTGTGGTTGAGATGGGCTACGTCAACGATGACTTCACCAATAACCTGGTCACGATCAGAGCAGAAGAGCGTCTTGGTCTGGGCGTGGATCGTCCTATGGGCATCATGTACGGCCCAATCACCGCAGTCTAATCGGCAGCCAAATAGGGGCCGGGCTTGCTCGGCCCCTTTGGAGATTGAAATGTACAAAGCACTGAAAGCGTTTCTGCATGATGAGCTTGGCAGTATCGCCAAGGGTCAAGAATTTGAAGCCACGCCAGCACAGATCGGCGGGGTGAAGCAGTTTGTTGAGCACTACCAGACCAAGGTTGTCGGCAATGCGCCCGAAACAAAGGCCGCCAAGCCAGCAACCAAAGCCGCCACCAAGAAGGCTGACTAATCATGTCCGTGATCGCAATCGAGTCGGCAATGGAGCACACCTACGCAGAGCCAGAGGATCAGGCCATTGTTCAGCGCGCGCTCAATGCGGCAGAGGATAGGGCGCAGGACTTTCTCCAGCGTAATTTCTACGTTGATGCCGCTGCCCTGGCCACTGCTCGCGCTACCGTGCCGACATTGCGATCAGCTGCTCGCACCACTTACAGAAATGCGCTGGATGCGGCTGCTGCGATCACTGACGAAGAAGTGCGCAATGAAGCGATAGCTGATGCCGATCAAGAGTTTGATGACGCGCTTGTGGCGGCGCAGCGAATTCAGAACGGCATAGTAATCAAGCCGGCGATCATTGCTGCCTGCCTGCTAATCACTGGCCACCTGTATACGAATCGTGAGGATGTGGTTATTGGAACCATCGCCAGCCAGCTACCCAGTGGCGCTGAGACGTTGCTGTGGCCTTCTCGCGTAGGGCTGGGTGTATGAGAGCCGGCAAACTCCGCCACCGCATCACCTTCCAGTCACCCGGTATGACTCAAGACCCGGTGACCGGCGAGATGGTCCCAGGCTGGGCGAACGTGTGGGAGAAAGTACCTGCATCCATCGAGCCGCTGTCGGTGAAAGACTTCATAGCCGCACAGGCTACACAGTCACAGCTATCAGCCCGCATCGTCATCCGGTATCGATCCGGCGTGCTGCCCACTATGCGGATCCTGCACCGCGGCAACGTGTACAACATCGAGGGCCCGGCGCTGGCTGATCCTGATAGCGGGCTTGAGTTTTTAACTCTCGCCGTCTCGGCCGGGGTGAATGATGGCTGATGGCATTGAGTTCAAGCTGGAGGGCATTGAGTCGCTGATCGGCAAGCTGGAGGCCGTCACCTATGACGTGAAGCGCAAGGGCGGCAGATACGCGCTACGCAAGGCCGCACAGATCGCGGTCACTAAGGCCAAGCAAAACGCACAGCGCATAGATGATGCTGATACCGGACGATCTATTGCGGCCAACATTTCGATGCGATGGAACGGCAGGCTATTCAAGCGCACCGGTGACCTGGGCTTTCGCATCGGAGTCCTGACCGGCAGCACGCGGAACCTGAAGCCCGGCAACCCGGACACCGGCGCAGGCGGCGCAACGCCCCACGCACTGCTCGTAGAATTAGGCACGTCCAAGGCCAGAGCGCAGCCATACCTGCGGCCCGCGATGGAGAACAATATCGGCGCTATTACAAACGAGTTCGTGAGCCAGTACGAAAAGGCTCTGGACCGCGCCATCAAGAAAGCCGGGAAGAAAAGGGCGACGCCATGATCTACACAGTACAAAGCACAATAAAGTCCGGCCATTCCGCTAAAGTTTTTGTAAACGGTAACTATATTCCAGGCGCATTTTACGCTGACACTGCGAAGGGAATCGTACGTTTTTTTCCGCTTCCGCTAAGAATCAAGAAACCGGATCGTGACCGAGCATACTCCCGCACTCTCAGGGGCAGCGTAACTGTTGAGCTATTGGAGCGCACCTGATGTACCCGCCGATATTCCAAATTATCGCCGCAGCCACTCCGGTCACTGCACTGCTCGGAACTGGCCCAACACGCTTCTGGCCGTTTGGTGAGGCGCCAGAGGGTTCAGCGCTGCCCTATGCGGTATGGCAAACAGTGTCCGGCACGCCTGAAAACTACATCAACCAGACGCCAGACATCGACAGCTACACGCTGCAGCTTGACGTATACGCAAGCACCGGCACCAGCGCCCGTGCAGCAGCAAAAGCGCTCAGGGACGCCATTGAGCCGCACGCTTATATCGTCGCCTGGCGTGGTGATAGCCGAGAGAAAGAAACAAATCTATATCGCTTCACGTTCGACGTGGATTGGCTAGTCCAGCGATAACCCAGAGCAACCCACACAACCCGCCTTGAGCGGGTTTTTTATTGTCCGAAAACCCTTCGAGGAAATACACCATGGCGATTCTCGCTCAAGGCACACAGATCTATGCATTGGTGCCAACCGCTGCTGATCCATTAGTTTCAGAAATCATTGAAATCGAATGCGCCACCGCATTCACTCCGGGCGGCAACCCTGCTGACCAGATCGAAACAACCTGTCTTGATGCCAATGTCCGCAGCTACCTGCGTGGCCTTCGTACACCTGGCCAGGCTTCGATGACGCTGAACGCCGACCCCCGCAACGCTTCACACGTTCGCCTTCATCAGCTTTCTGAAGACGACACCATTGAAAACATCATGTGGGCTGTCGGCTGGTCTGACGGAAAAGACATTGCTGCCGGCATCGGCAAGGGCGTGGCATCGGTTACTGTCTCTTCTGGAGGTACTGGCTACAGCGGAACGCCCACCGTCACTTTCGCAGCAGCCCCGGATGGCGGCACCACTGCAACAGGAACCGTGGTGGCAGTTGCTGGCGTTATAACGGGCGTCACCATAACCAGCCCTGGCAGCGGCTATGTTACTGCTCCTGCAGTCACCTTCGTAGGTGGAGGTACTGGCGCTTCCGGCACTGCCGTGTTGAGCGATTTCGACTTCGTTCTGCCTGCCACTCGCACATGGTTCACTTTTGAGGGCTATGTGTCTGACTTCCCGTTCGACTTCGCACAGAACACCGTTGTGACCACCGCGGCAACCATCCAGCGCTCTGGCGGTTCTGCCTGGATTCGCAAGGTATGAATCTGAGCATCGATTCACTCAAGGAAATGGGCGCCTTCACCGGCGCCCCGGTTGAGCGCGAGATCACATGGAAGCACGGAGACGATGATGTAACCGCCACCGTGTTCGTGCGCCCGCTCTCTTACAATTCAGCCGTTGCCGACATCGTGGCAGCAAAGAACAAAACTGACCCGGTGGCGGCGCGTATTGCTCACTCTATCTGCGATCAGGATGGCAAGCCGGTATTCACCTCAGAGGACATTACCGGCGAGGCTGATCCAGATCGCGGCCCGCTGGACGGCGCATTGACCATGGCACTGCTTCAAGTGATCGGTGAAGTGAACGGCATGGGAAAGACGAAGGCGAGCTGAGCGACGAGGATGAGATATGGCACGAACTGGTCCTTAATGGGATCGGCGGATGCACCATTGCCCAGGCCAAGGAACGGCTATCTCTTCGGGAGTTCATCAGCTGGGTTCGCTACATCAACAAGCGGGGCTCACTGAATGCAGGCCGGCACGTTGAACGCGGCTCTGCCCAGCTCGCCGTTATGTATGCGAACGCTCATTCCAAGAACGGCGGATACAAGTTGTTCGACTTCATGCCGCATGAGAAAGAGCCCGAATTGACGCTTGAGCAGGCCATGAAGGATTGGGCATAGGTAGGGGCAGATGATACATTGCCCAATCTATCAGGGAGGAAGCCATGAAAATTAAGTTAATCACAGCAGCTTTGATCGTTCTGCTTTCTGCGTGCTCCACATACGGAACGCCGATAACCCAAGACAAGTTGGCTGGTATCAAGCAAGGCGAGACGACTAGATCAGAGGCCCTTGCTATCCTCGGGCAGCCGCTGGCTACCACTTCAAATTCAGATGGTACTCAGGTTCTGAGCTGGGGTTATTCGCGTGTTGGCTTTGCAGGCTCAAGCGTAAAGTCTCAAGGGCTAAGTGTCATCCTTGACGCGCGGGGCATAGTCAAAAGCTATTCAATAACGGGCATGGAAAACTAGCCCGATCAAGAAACCAAAGACCCGCTCCGGCGGGTTTTTTATTGCCCGGAGAATACTGAATGGCCAGCAAATCCCTCGGGACGCTCACGCTTGATCTTGTCGCCCGCACGGGTGGATTCGTCAAAGGCATGGATAAGTCCGCGCGCGAGTCTGATAAGTGGAAGAAAAAGGTTAAGAAAGACCTGAGCGAAGCAGGCAAGCAGTTCAAGGATTTCTCAAAGGTCGCGGCTGCATCATTCGCAGTGCTTGCGGCTGTATCAATAAAAAATTCAATCGAACAAGAGCGAGTCACTAAGCAGCTTGAGGCGGCATTAAAATCAACGGGGGGATCGGCTGGGC